ATTTTTTTTCGCTCCCTCCGCTTTTTCCCCTTGCATTGCCCGCCGGTTCGCGCTATCTCTTCTTTCGTCGCCGGGCATTCCGCCCCGCACCACACCGCAACGGAGTTTGCGAAATGACTGAGAATTCCGCCACCACACCTGTCGCTTTCACCGCTGACGATATCAAGCGGAAGGCGTACCCGATCACCGACATGTCCGTCTTCGCTTCCGATGTCGCGAAGGTCACTGCGCTCCCCAACTTCCCCGTTAAGTTCAACTTTGATCCCGCTGGCGAATTCCCGGCCGGTTTCGCCGGTGCGATCATTCCGATCCAGAAGCGCGACGATACGAAGAAGGAGAACGTCACGGTCGGCGCGCTGATTGCCGCCATCCCCACGTTCGACGCCATCGCCGCGGCCGAGGGCGGGGTTGATTTTATTCGTACGACTGTCACCAATCGCATCCTCGCACAACTCGCAACCGCCGTCCGTCCGCGCGACACCGGCAACGCGCCGTCCATTCCGCTTTCGATCGCGGACTACCTCACTTCGGCGCGCGCGGATAACTCTCTCGAAACGTACACGGAACTGAGCAGGGCCTTCGTCAAAGCCCTGCGCGACAAGGGCGTGAAGTCGCTTACCGTCGCGCTTCTGCGTCAGTCCCTGCGTTCGAGCGCGTTCGCGGCGGACAAGTTCAAGAACATCCAGAAGACTGTCTGGGTGAACATCCTGGACTCGATGGAACAGGCGGCGTTGAACAAGGGCCTTGACCCTTCGATCTTCCGCCACTGGAAGGCGACGCGGGACGCGACTGCGTTCGATGAGGTTTCGGAAATTGACACTTCCGATCTTCTCTCGGCCGCGGGGCTCTAAACCATCGGCATTCGCCGCGCTCCTCCCAACTTCGATCCCCCGGATTTTCGTCCGGGGGATTTTTTTTTGTTTGCCGCGCGGCGCGCATTGTGTGATTATGTGCGTGTCGAAACCGTCAATGAAGGAGCGTTCAATGCCTACCGAGCTGCCTGACTACCAAGCCCTTGCTTCATGCCTGTTGCGTGTGAAGGACAAACTTGCACAATCTCAGTGCGAGGGCGACAAAACTCCCCACCAACTCGCCATCATCGGGGGCGAAATACAGGGCTTGCGCCGCGCTGCAATAATCGTTCTCGACGCGCACATCAAACAACTCCGGGCGGAAGCGGGTTTGTAAATCAGCATAAAACGCTGCACACTTTTTAGGGGGGCCTAGTGCCCCCCATTCTTTTGACCGGGGCCCGCGCGATAAATTGCCATCCCCACCCCCAAATTAAAAAATATATCACCAAAAACAAAACCGACGAAAACGCCGCGCAAGAAACTTCGTACGTACGCGCCGCGCGAAAGCCCCCGCGAAAAAATTACAAAAATTTTCCTCGGCGGCCCCCGGCGCCCTTGCAAATTCCGTGTTGCCGTGATACACGAAACTCGTCACCGCCGCTCCCCCGCAGGAGGCACCCGTGTTCGAGTTTGTCGCAACGTACATGTTTCCCGACGGTCGCGATTTGCAATTGCGATGTACGGCGCTTCCGACCGTGGGCGACGCCGTGTATTTTCGTGGCGCTTTCTATCGCGTAGTCGCCCGCTTGCAGGTGTTCGCAAAAACCGTCGAAGGCACAACGCACGACACCGATCACTGGCACGTTTTATTGGAAGCTTCTTCGGCCCCGGATTGGTCGCCGAAGTAAACGCGAAGGAATCTGCCCATGACGACCACGCAGAATCTCGACGCATCGACGCAGCGGCAGTACGAAAAGATTGCCGCGATGGCGCTGCACGGATTTCCGCAGACGGCAATTGCCGAAGCCTGCGCGTTGTCGGACGGGCGGATTTCTCAAATCATGTCCGACCCCGCGTATCAGGCGATTTACGCTGCAAAAACAGCTGACGCATTCGAGGAACAGCAGCTTCGTAATCAAGGATGGGACGCGGTTGAAGATCGCGCGCTGTCCGTGGTTGTGAAGAATCTCGAATGGAACAAGGACCCTGAATTCGCACTGAAGGCGGCCATGATCGCAAACAAAGCAAATCGTCGGGGTTCGCTCCCCGGCGCGGCACCGCTCTACGCAGCCCAGGCAGCTGGCGCGCGTGTCGTCATCAATCTTCAGCAGAAGTTCGTGACCAAACTCACGACGCCTGAGGATTCCGCAAAGACCGTTAACGCCGAGGCGACCGAAATCGCCGAAGGATTAGCCGGGCGAAAAGTCACAAACGTGCTCGGCGTGAATTCTATTCGTGACATGTTCACGCCGCGGGATATTCTGCCCGGTATTTCGTCCGCCGATCTGGCGAGTGCGTAATGACCGGGCACGTCGATCCTTTCGCGACCGATACGGCAAGCCCCGACGATCAGCTGGTTTCAGTCCAGATTGATCTCGGGGCTTTACGTCATGCGTTGCGCACGGACCCCGAGTTTTTTATCAACTTTTTCCTCGGGGATGAAATCCGTTCGGGCGTACCCGAGTTTCACAAAATCGTATTCGGTCACATGACGTCGCTCGATCCGCAGTTTAAGCGGTTCGCGTGTGCTGTTCCGCGCGACCATGCCAAGACCACGCTGGCAAAGTTATCAGCCGTTTGGTACTTGCTGTTTTCGCCGTACCGTTTTATCGTGTATCTCTCGAACACCGCCCCGATCGCAATCGAGGCGTGTAAAGATATCATTGGATTCATTGAATCAGAAAACTTTCGCGCTGTATTCGGTGACGCCGAGTACGTAACAAAGCAGGAAGGGACCGGTCTATACAAATTCCGGATCGGCGACAAGCTGTGCATTCTGCGCGCTCTCGGTGCAGGTCAGCAAGTCCGCGGTATTAACATCGACAATCAGCGCCCCGAACTCGCAATCGTCGACGACCTCGAAGATTCCGAGAACATCGCCACGCCGCATTTGCTGAAGAAGCTGCGCCGTTGGTTTTACGGCACGTTCCGTAAGGCGCTCGACAAGTTCAATCACAAAATCATCCAGATCGGTAACTTGGTTCAGGCAGATTGCATTCTGAACTCGAACCTGGAATCCGATTATTGGGCGTCCATGCGTCTGGGTGCGTTGCTCGAAAACAGCAAGCCCCTCTGGCCCGAAGCATGGTCGATCGAAAAGCTGCGTGAAGATTTCGTCGAATATCTCCACGCCGGCCAAATTCATACCTGGTTTGCCGAAATGATGAACATTCCTCTGCCGGAAGGTAAGGGGCTGATCACGCCTGAAGAAATCGGGTACATCCCCGGTGTTCTGACGGGCCAGCATCGTCATGCGTTTATCACGGTGGACCCGGCTGTCACAAAAGAGACCTGGGGCGACAAAACCGCTATCGTCGCGCACGTGTTTATGGAAGACGCGCAAGCGTGGACGATCGGCGAGTACGTGCATGAACGCGGGATGGACCCGCTCGAAATCATTCGACAAGCCATCCAAATGGCAATTCGTTGGGGTGCGCCGGTGATTGGCGTCGAAGGCGTTGCGTACCAGAAAGCGCTGGTGTTCTTTTTCCGTTATTTCTTGATCGAATACAACGTGCTCGATCTCGAAGTGGTCGAACTCATGCCGTCGAACGCGTCCAAAACAACGCGCCTCGCGACCTGGGCCGGATACCTGCGCAATCGTACGTACTATCTGCCCGAAGGTGACATCGAAATCACCGAGCAGCTCCTTCGATACGACCCGGCGAAAACCAACAACGCAGACGATTTGATCGACGCGTGCGCGTACGGTGTGCAAATGCTCGAAGGATACTTGCACATCATCCAACGCACGATTTCGCTACTTTCCGCACCGCAGCCGGCAATCGGCACCACTGTCGCAGCGATCTAAGGAGCGCGCAAAATGACTGGTTATCGCCAAACACGCAAGCGTACCGGTTCGACCGAACGCGTCCAGATCGGTCCGACCATGCGTATCAGCGCTGAGCACCACGAAAAGCTGCTCGAACACCTGAACAAGCGAATGCACTTCGCGAAGCCCATGCGTGACGCGCTCGCCGATCGGTACGAAGATATCGACCGCCAACTGCACGGAAAGCTGGAACTTTCCACCGAGGATCGCAAACGGGACCGCGACAATCGCGCAGGGCGCGGGCTGAAGCCGACGGATGTTCGGCTTCCTCTCACGATGACGCAGCTCGACGAGTGCAATACCGTTCTCACGCAGATTTTCTTCGAGAACGATATGTACCAAGCGATCGCCACGCCCGAGCAAATGCAGGTCGTGAAGGGCATGAAGTTGCTGATGGAGCGCAACGCGGAAAAGTTTCAGCATTTTCGCGAGGTGTTCAAGTTCATCAACAATGGCCTGAAGTACAACCTCGGGCATATCTGCGTGGAATGGACCGACGTGCGCGGAAACAAGGTCCGCAATGACGGCCAATCGCTGTCGATCGAACGCAACGCAATTCTGTGGTCGGGCAATCGGCTCGAAGCGCTCGATCCGTACAACACGTTCGTCGATCCGTCCGTGCATCCGTGTGACGTGCCGCTTAACGGGGAATTTGCTGCGTCCGTGCGTATGCTCACGCACTTCGTCGTCGATCGTATGCGCGAAAATGGCGAGATTTTCAACGCTGACAAGTTCGGTACCGGCAAGGACGGCACGCAGCGATTCGTCGGCACGGCTGCGTACTATCGTGCGCCTCCGATTGTGCGTCGCCAGCAGACGGCTACGTCGAATACGGACTGGTCCAGCTACATTTCGATGGGAGCCGCGCAGCCGAACCTCGTGGACGGCGTGCAGGAAACCACGATTTGGATCTGGATCACGCCCGAGCATTTCGGCCTGCCTCCCGGTGGTGTCGCAAACGCGCAGACGCGCCGCACGAAAGAACTGTGGCGTTTCACGATTCTCGGTGATTGCGAAATCGTCAACGCAACGCCCATGAACGCAGCGCACGGAATGATTCCCGTGTTTTCGACGGTGCCGGTCGAGGATAACCTGCATCTTCAGCCGCGTTCGTACGCCGAACAGCTGACGCAGCTGGAAACGTTCGCGTCGTTTTTGATCAACGTGCATCAACGCAGCGCGCGTAAGAAGCTGTACGGAATCACGCTGTACGATCAGAACGTGATGGATCTCTCGCAGATCGACACGGACGAGACGATGCGAATTCCTGCGCGGCCGCACGCGGGCAAGACACTCGACGGTTCGTTCCGGCATTTCACGGAAGGCCCCGACACGGCGAACACGCTCAACGAAATCGCCAACGTTATGGGGCTGATGCAGCGAATTCTTCCGACCGACCAG